TTATTTAAACGCTATATATACATAACTATCAGTAAAACTATTTAAGTTATCGACTACTCCACCCTTTTGTGGTTTTTGGGTTTGGCAAACCGTTAGTTTGTCGCCCATAATAAAGACGCCTGATGAGCAGCCGTTTTTTGATGCAACCGCTGTATTGTTTAGATTATACTCTGCCGCAGGGATAAAAAAATTAACTGCTGCATTTTCAAGATATATTAACACAAATTTAGGCTCAAAAGGAAGTTGTATTTCTTGTGTTTCTTCGCCGTCTCCGCAATAATTCCCCACAGCAATACTTTCGTTTAAAAAAGTTCTGTCTTTTTCAGTCAGGTGCTTTTTAGTATCATTAAAATGCGATTTTAAAATATTATCCAAAAGTGTATTATCTTCTACAAAATCACTGCGCCTCGGTTTATCTGTACCAACCCAGCTGTTTAATCCCAAGCTTGTTTTGTTATTTGTCGGCATATTATCCTCCTTTATATTTTAATTAATCCGTTTTCGTAATTATCAATATCATTCCAAGTTAAACCGAAGCCTTCCATATTGTCGAAAGTATATTTTTTACTGTCAATATTATTCCATGAAACGCATCTAAAATCCAGTTCGGCGTCCAAATGAGCCGGAAGGAACATTTTGGCAGTATCTATTATTTTCTTTTTTTCATCTTCGTTTAACTCCATACAGTTTACATATATTTTATTTTCCGCGGGACACTCGAAAACTTCTGTGTTTTGTCCCCTGATTTTAAAAACATTTTCCATATCCGATTTAGTAAAATTGTTAGGTGTTATTGAACAACATCCCATTACTGAATTCCGTCTGTCCTCTGTATTCTCACAGGGGCTGAATTTAAGCAAATTTTCCCTGTTTGAAAGTCCGTATCCTTTTGCAGTTCGAATAAAGCTTTCGTTTTCAAGTTCTGAAAATTGATTTATAACCATATCAAGTCCGGCGGCATATGCTCTGAGTTCATAGTCAACCAATGTATCCGAATCAAGTTTATAAATTCCCGTTTCTTTCATTCTTGAAATCATAGATGTTAAAGCTGTCATTTTAGCCCCCCGAATACTGTCCGATTTTAATTTTTTCACATACAGCAAGCTGATTTTTGTTAATTTTCCTATCCTTTGTAACCGAACTGTTAAAAATATAATTTTTAATTTTCCCCGTATTAAAAATTTGTACACCGAGTGCTGTCAAAATAACAGGTTCGCCGACGGAAAGCTCCCTAAAATAATTTGTAACCGCATTTATACAGGCGTTTTCGGTTTCCTGCATATCATCCATATCTTTTGGTGCAACGACTATATCAATATTTACAGGTACTGTCTGTGCGGGTTCGACTTTAATATCAACATTTACTTCCTTGAGTCTGTTTAGCTCAGTTCGAACTTTCGATATTGTATCGTCAGAAGGTATTCCACCCCTGCCGCCAAGGTAAACGCTCACCGTGCCTGTACCGTTCTCACGCGGTATAACACCCGCTGAGTAAACTCCGTCATACTGTAATGCTTTTTCACGGTAAAAAGCCGCATTCGTTCCGTTGGATATATTTTCATAACTCTTCATAAGCCGTTTTCGAAGTTCGCTGTCGCTTTCACTGTCTTCTCCGCCTCTGAAACACTGTTCGTTCACTACAGATTCAAATGCACGAACCGGAGTAATCATTAAAGTAACCGTACCACGTTCGGTGTTGCCAAGCTGTCCGCCTTTTTCGGCAGCCGCAGGAACTTCTACACTGAGCTTTCCGCTTTCAAGAATTCCCGCCTCAGTTGTTATGTATCTTACAGGATTATCTCCAACTGTAGAACACACCGTTCCTTTTGGAACAGCCGCATTAAACCATAAAGGTTCACTTATTTTAAAAGTAAGTTTACCTTCTGCCTGTACTGCTTTTTTTCTGTAAATTCCCCTTTCCTGTGCGCGTAAGTCAAGCTGAAATCCCTGTGCGCTTTGTGCAAATGTCTGCATTTTAAGCCAGTCGACTGCGCTTGATACAGAAAAAATTTCACCCGCAAGCACTTTCATCCGTATTCCTATGTCCGAAGCATCATCGGGTGAATAGCCCGCCAGCGATGTAAATTTATCTTTCATATTATTATATATCTCATCATAGCTGTACATTATATAATCACCTCAACACTGTCTTTCTGCCCGTTGCAACTTAAATTTATAACCGCTCTAAACGGATTGTCTTTATGTTCGGCACTCAAAACCGTAACCTGCGGCACTGCCCTTAACGCTTCCTGTGACATAGTCAATGCGGTTCTGTTTAAATCCGAATCAGTTTTTTTCAGTTCGTGAAGCCTGCTTCCGAGTCTTGGGTCATAAACAAAGTTTCCGAGCGGCACTTTGAGCCTTATGGCAGTACGCTGAAAAATCTCCTGTGTGCCGCTTATTTGTTTCGGCCTGCCGTTAGAGCCGCGAATAAAATCTCCGTCTTCTATAGCTGTATCCATATTACTCCTCCTTTTCGGCAGGAAAAACTTTCCCGTTAATAACTATTTCTCCGCTGTTTTTTAAAACAATATTTGCCCCTCCTGCGGAAAAAAGTTTAATTTCTCCCGGTTTTAGTCCTTGGCTTTGTGATAAAGTTCCTATACATACATTACCCTCATTTGTGTTTACCACAACTGTTTTCGATGTGTTTGGCGGAAGATATGCAATTCCCCATGGCGCCGCAGTCGGTAAACCCCTGTATTCATTTATTCCCTGCATAATAGCACTACCAGTAACCTTTGCCACTTCTGCCGCAGGATTCTCTTTTTGTACGGCAATTAGTTTTTGTGAAATCCACATTACTCACACCTCCTTAAAACATAGCGGCTCATTTCACCGCCGGACGATAGTTTATATTCCATCTGTGAAACATAAAGGCGCTTTATGTTTCCAAACTGTTTATCTCTGATTTCAGCATCCATAAAAAGTTCTCCCTCAGCTTCTTTAAAACATTCAATCACTGCGCAAAAGGCTTTCTTCTGTGAATTACGTATAAAATTATCGGGATTCCCTTTTACTGTGTTTAAAAATCTTTTCCTGACAATTCCGAGTTCTTCTGCTTTTCCGTTTTTCGCAGCAGTGGTGTAAAGGTCACTGCCCTTTGACTTGCCCAATATTTCAGAAATCACCGAATAATATTTATTTTGAATAGAAACGGAGGAATATTCTATTCCTCCGCAGTTATCAAATATCAGTTTCCCTTTCGGCTTTTTCTCTTCTGCATCAAATTTATTCCCTAAAATTCTCGGCTTTATTTTTAAAAAATCTCTGCAGAATTTTTCCGCCGCCTGCCATTCACTCATCCCTTTTGTAATTGTCAGTTCTCCGTTAAATGAATGTTCGTCACCCAAATAATCTGTAAACCCATAAGGCTTTACATGCCTATCGAATATAGTCCCAAGCGACGGTGAAATATAAGTTTGGGGTAAAGCCTCATTATCAAGCAAAACCGCCGCTCTGCTCCTTGCATTAATGCTGAAATATGAAACTTTGCCGCGGGATTTCTTTTGTTCGTCCACTAATCCGTCAAAACAAAGCTTACGTCTTTTATCGTAAACTCTTATTTTCGTAATAAAGCCTATATCATTCAGGAGCGGAAACACTCCTGTAAATCCGTCCGCCGGTGCATCTTCATTTTTAATAAGTTTTACAGAAAACGGCGGAGGCAAAAGTAAACTTTCTCCGATATTTGTTACACCTACATAAGTCAAGGAAGCACCACCTTTGTTCCCTTTTCTAAGTAATTTGGCCATTCAATCATTGGGTTAAGGCTTTTAAGCGTATCGGCGTCAGTATGAAACATATTTGCAACACCCCAAAGGTTTTCTCCGCCTTTGCAAACATAAAAACCTGTACCTAAAAGATAATCGCTTTGTTTGCTTTTTTCGTCTTCGTCCTCAATGAATATAAATTTGTATGAAATGCAGTCCGGCTGAGCCTCACCGACCATTTTCAGCGACACAAAAGCCGCTGTAAACGGGCTTATATTTGGCAGGCACAGTGTACCGCTTCCGCCCGAATTAAAAACTTCGGCAAGCTTATTAAACTCGGAAGTACATCCGTTTCCTATAAATTCGCCCGAACCCGTTACTACCCTTTTGTCACATCCCAAATCCTGCAAAATACTTCCGTAAAGTGGGAGTTTAAGCTTATTTATGTTTCTTGAATATTCCACTTCGATTTTAGATGGATTAAAAGGCCAAATATAGTTTTTAAAACTCATCGGTTGTATTTTCAATCTTCTTCCCCCTTTATATCCAAAGGATGCGGATATCTTCGGTAATCCTGTTCCATGCTGTCAAAAATATCATCATAATTATTGTCCGTTTTTCTCTGCCCCCTGTATACGCTCCGATGCCACCAGCTCCATTAAGCGGCAGGCTGTGTTTCCCGCTCCTCCAACTGATTCAATATTTTTCCACCTACAGCCCAAATAAGTAACTTTTTCTTTTGGTCTTACCGCCGTTAAGTTAAAATCCGCTATTGTGCATAAGTCAATTCCTTCATATGGACGGACATTTTTAAGCTTCAATTCATAACCGATTCTGCCTGGCACTGTGCCGATTGCATTTTGTTCTCCCCATGCATTAACAGTTCTGCTCTGCTGAATACATTTAACTGAGTAGCTGTCAATATCTGCGATTTTCTCTTTGTTAAATTCCAAATATACTTTTCTGTCAGCGTCAACAGCAAGCGCTTTTAAAACAGCCCATACATAAATCTCCTTGCCCCCGATTTCTGTCGTATCCGAACGTTTTACAATATAATCTCTTGTCTTTGTTTTAAGATTTTGACCTATATTAAGTTTCTGCTTAATTGGACCTGTGTAAAGGTAATGAAGATTATCATAGCATTCTGTGGGCAAATTTAAGACAGCGCCGCTTTTAAACTGTAAAGGCCTAATGATTGCTCTGACGGTATTTCCATCAATAACTGCCGTTTCACCATAATTTTTAAATATTTTGTTCATTTGTTCACACTGAAACATTTTAAATCCCCTCAAATATAAATCCGTCATCATTTAAATACGGTGCCGCCGCCGTCTTTAATTCAATCCAAATTTCTTTTGCCGCCGAAATATTTTCTCTGCTCTTTGTTATTCTTATGTCCCCTGCTGAAAAGCTTTCGCACATCGAAGAAGCCGAAACCAAAGCCCAGCGATATAAACATAATGCGGCGGCGGCGGCGCAGAGAATCCCCTGCGCCTTTTTGTCATTTGTTTTAGCATTTCTTTCAATTTCCGCCGCTGCGTCCATGCAAAGAGGTTTGTATTTTGCAGCCTCTTCAGCGCTTAAATCAGCCATCAGTGCAAAGCGTTCAAATACATCTTCAATATCCACTGATATCACCTTAAACCTTATCCTTGTATTTAAGTACCTTGACGGCACTGTCAAAGATTTTGGTAAATCCCGCAATAGTGCTGATAGATGCGCGTTCAAGCTGACGATCGATAAGCTTGTCGTAATCTGTGATAACACCGCCCGCCTGAACCATTTCCAAAGCGCATGACTTATCCAATCCGATAATCTGATTTTTTTCCAGTTCCGGTACATGAAGAAGGTTCGCACCGAGCGGAGCGACCATTTTCCCCGTACCATGGAAGTTAAGTCCCGCGTTTGCATCCTTAAACTCATTAATTGTAAGAATGTCCTTCATACTTTCCGTTGACGCAAGCATGGTGTTAAGGCTGTACGGTGTAAGCGCTCCCCAAAGTTTTACAATGTCTGTGTAATTTGGTTTTTCGCCTTCCGCTTGTATTATTTCAGATTCGGATTTTCCGTCATCTCCATGCAAAAGAACATTTACAGCGTCATTTAACTGCGCCCTTGCTATATAAGCTCCGATTTGCCGTAAAGTTACTGTAAATAAATCCAGTTTCTGAAAGCGGATAGCTTCATAGCTTGCCACAAGCATTCTTCCGCGCTTGTGAAGTTTAACCAAATGGTCCTGTGTTTTTACAACAGTCTGCGGAATTTTCGCTCCTTCCGCTACGGGTTTGAGCGACTTGTCATCTTTTCCCGGATTTGAAGTAATCGTTCTGTAATCAAGAGAATTAATATTAGTGGTTGTTGCTACGAGGTTCGGCAAAATGTTTGCCATTTCAATTCCCTGACGAACGGCACGGCTTACATATTCGGGGAAAAGTGCAGCTGAATCGGTAGTTTGAAAGAATTTTTCAATTCGGTCTGAATCCGCTCCTCCAACTTTTATGTCAAACCTTTTAAGCTGCCTTTGATATGCATCAAGCCCCTCAAGTCCTGTTCCTGCATAGTTTTCAGACGGGTCAAGTTCCTCCAGTACCTTTGTAAAGCCCTTTCCCGATGCTGTATACATTCCCTTTTCCAGTTTAATCGCATCATATACTGCCATATGTAATATCCTCCTATTTATATTAAATTAAAGAATCATTCCACAGGTTTTGTCCACTGTGTCAATATCTGTAATAAGAATTATTCTTCCGTTTTCTTCAGCCTCGATTTTAGTATCATCAGCACAGCCGATACCCTGATATCCAATTTTAGGCGGCGTACTTTCAGCATACGGAAGTCTTACATATCCCCCAAGCTGTACCGCCGCAAACTCATCTCGGACATTTACCGCAATACCGCAGAAATTGTCGCTTTTACCGCATTTTCCGACTTTTCCGTTTCCTGTAATTTTAACGGGCATACCCGCTGTAACTCCTTCTTCGGCTTCAAAAGTAGCAATGCTCTCGTTAAATCCATTTAGTGAAATTTCCATATCTTATCCTCCGTTATAATAAATTTATATTTTAAACTCCGCATTAGAAACGGAGTTTTTTTCTTTATGAACAGCCGCAAGCTGTGGAGCAATCGGCAAAACTCCCTCCGCTTTTTTTCGATAAGCTTTTTCAAAGCACTTTAAGTCTTCGATATCCATATTTTCAGCTGCCCTGTTCATCACTTTTTCGGGAATTTCGGGTTGAACCAAACCCGCATATTTTAGGAGTCTTTTTTTAAGTTCTCCACGATACATTTTTCCGTACTGCGCATCATTTTCCATACTTTCAATCTGTTTTAAAATGTTCTTCCCCTGCTCTGCGTTTAATGTAATTTCACTATTTAACCTTACGGCTTTCTTTAAACTTTCAACATTGTAAACAGAATTTGTGGAAAAGCTCTTTATAACCCCCGCTTCCCTCTGTGCAGGAACAGCTACAAAGGACCACTCGTAAGCGTCCGTCGGTTCGCTTAAAACAGCACAGCATATTTTTTCGTTATAGCTTTTTCCTTTTATGTGATGACAGCCTCCGCTTCTTAAATCCGCACCGCAGATACTACAGCTGACACTCCCGACCGCACAGCCCACGCTGACTTCTTTTTTTATTCCGCTTTCGAGTTCCAAAATAAAGTCATTGTTCCTGTCGCATTTCGGCAGATACGCTTTTGCAACAAGGCGGCAGTATTTTTCGCCTGCTTTTGTAATTCGGCTGTCATCCTCCTCCACACAGCAGTCATAAATCCTCGCTTTTTGGTTTTGTGTCTGCATACTGTGGTTAAAAATACCCGTTTTCCCAAGGAACAGTTCCGAAAGTTTATTAAGCGCCTGAGTTGTAAATCGTTCATTGTCCCTATCAATTTCGTTGTCGCAAAGAACAACCGAAAAAGTATAAATCTCATCTGCCGTAAACTCACGGCGAGTGTATTTGTTGATTTTCGAAAGCTCATCCTTTTCGGGAATTTTGCTTTTCAGCACATATCCTTCTTTCATAAAATCCTCCTTACTCCGTTTCAGCCGCGGCTTCAATCTGTGCCGCCTTTGCATTTAAAAGTCTTGCATTTGCCGTTTCCGTTTTGTCTTGTAAAGTGATGTTCTCCCATTCAACCGTAAACTGTGGGGCATATCCGTTAAGCCTTAACCACATTGAACAAATACGGTTAATAATCGGATTTAACAGCTGACGGTACGACTGAAGTTCACTTGTAAGTATATCTGCCTGTTGACTGGACATACGTTCGGTTGAAGACCATGAAAGCCCCAGTAAAAACGGAGGCAGTCCAAGTTTAGCTACAATTTGTTCAAGCATTTCGCGTACCGGAATTTCGCTGTCTAAAATTTGGTTATCCGCACCTATAGCTTTAATGCTCACATCGCCAACAGCCACAAAATCTCTTACTGTGTCCTTGCGCATTGCCCTGCTCCATTCCGTTGCAATCTGTTTTGCTCGTTCTTTTGCAAAAGCACGGTCCGAAGCGTCCCCTGTCGGTTTATATGTAACCGCAAAGCGAACATTTCCAAGTCTGTCCCAGTTTATTCCGATAGTATTGTAAATTTTGACAAGTATTCCCGTAACAAACGGCAATCCGTGCAAAAGAGAAACACCCTGCGCACTTCCGGGCGGTGGATTCAATGCGGAACAAAAGATAAGTTCGGGATATTTCACCTTTACGCTTTCACCGTTTTCCCTCCTGTACACATCGAGCCTAAGCGGCGAGGCCGCTTTAAGCTCCACATCATCAAGCCCTGCATTATAAAGCGCTGCAATTGTCCCATTGTTTAAAACCATTTCGCCGACAGCGTTTCCATAAGTCAAAATTTGTGAAAGGTAGCTGTCTAAAAAGCTCTGTATTCCCGCCTGTGTTGAGTTTACCTTAACGTTTTGTAAAAATACGGTTAATAATTCCTCTGCGTTTTTATCTGCGCATTTAACTTCAAAACTTCCGATAAGCCGCACTATTTTGTCTATGGCGGCATCAATCATAGGAACCGCCTCACGCAATGCAGAGTAAAGTCTGTATTCCCCCGAACGAAGCGGTACATAGCTGTTTAAAACGGAAAACGGCGAATTCAACGCAGCCGTCTGTACCGCCTGTGCAACCTTGTCCGATTTCTTTTTTCTTCCTAACATAACTCTCCTTTCCCACGCTCTGCAGCTATTGCAAAAAACGAATTCTCCCTTTGCAGAATCGTTGTTACAAAATATCTGATGTCGTCCATTGCGTGGTCGTTCTCTTTAATCGGCGCATCTCGGCTTCTGTCGTCATTCCACCTGTAAAGTCCGAATTCCCTCACTGTATCCTTACATATACGGCAGATTTTAATGTCGCCCTGCTTAAGCGCTACGCTGACACGGCGGATACCGTCAAGTACATCATTATCCGCCGGAATAACACTGTACTTTCCATGACGGTTTATAACCTCGATAAAGCTTGCGGCAGAAGGGTCAACAGTAATGCTTTCAATTTTTCGGCCGCCGCAGAGTTTCTCCAATTCATCGTAGTGCTCCTCGTCCGTCCTCTGAATTCCAGTCAAGCGTGAATTATAGTAATATTCGTCAATTCTGTACCAAATTCCGTTTTTTAACCCCCACAGCCCAAAAGATGAAGGGTTAACCGTACCGTAGTCGCACGAAACCGCATAGCTTTCACATTCGCACGGCACGTCACACAACATAGAATCATTCATAAAAGGATAAACCAGTCCCTGCGCCGCAACCCATTTTCCTAATATGAACCTTTCGTAAAACGTCCCCGAATACAGTTTCCCGTACCTCGCTCGAATTTCAGCACTGAGCGATGGATTATCCTCCATTGTAAAATGCATATACAACGCGTTTTTGCTGTCCGCTTTTTTAATCCATTCACAGTAAAACCAGTGCATAGGATTTTCAGGATTGCAGTTGAACCAAAATTTCGAACCCTTTACCGAACAGCGGGCAAGTGCCTGTTCCACAAAAGAACGCGGCATTAGTGCCACTTCGTCAAAAAGAACACCGCTTAAAGTAATTCCCTGTATCAGCGCCGCCGAACTTTCGTCCTTACCGCCGAAAAGATAAAACCTGTTGTAGATTTTTCCCAAGTAAATATCAATTCGATTTTCAGCCGATTTCATTTCACATTTGAATCCCGCCTCTTTCAGCGCAGGCAAAAGCGTAGTAACCAAGTTCCGTTTAAGCGAACGTATCGTCTTTCCGCATATTGCAAATGAGCTGTTTTGAAAATTAAAAAATGCCCATGCAACAAATGAAATTCCAAGACAGAGAGTTTTTCCGCTCCTGACTGCACCGTCGCAGATAATTGCATCCTTATTTTCGTGCGGACTTTTTGGGCACCACCATGAAAGAGCCTGCATTTGCTTTTTTGAAAATTCCTTAAACTCCATCTGTGTCCTTAAACGATTTGGCACATTCCTGCAAAGTTTTGTACAAGCCCTCTGAATTACCGCTGTCATCGCTGAGTTCTTCCAAGCATTGAAGCGCTTTTATGCGGTCGAAAAATTTTATTTCCATTCCCCCGCCTTTTGGGCGCTTAATTTCTGAAATATTGAATAAATCCATTCTTTCCAGCGCCGCCAAATCAGGTGCCTCTGTAAAAAGCAGTCTTACTGCATCGGCAACACTTCCGTAAGCAAGTTTTTCATATCCGCGCTTAACTTTCCTTCGAGTTCTTGCGTTTACCTGCAAATTACTTCCCAA